CGAGAAGGTACGGCTTCGCCGTCGACGATCAATCACTACCTCAAGCTGGCTGGCGAACGTGACAAGCTCGAAAGAGAGAAGCTTCGCCAGGAAACCGAGCTCGTAAAGGCCAAGGCAGAAAGCATTGCGTCTGCTGCGCGCACCGAGGAGCTTGTCAAGGAAGCCGTCGACGCCATGAGGAGGTACTCCGGTGGATCTGAAGACGTATTCTGAATGCATTGAGCTACCATCCTTCGAGGAACGATACCGATACCTGCGTCTAACCGGCGTAGTTGGAGAACAGACGTTTGCACATCAGAGACATCTGAATCAAACGTTCTATACGTCCCGGGAGTGGCGCGATCTGCGTAACCATATCATCACCCGAGATTTCGGAAGAGACCTCGCGTGCGAAGGTTACGAAATCTTTGATGCGTTGTACATACATCACATCAATCCAATCACCCCCGACGACGTCCTGCGCCGAAGTAGGTCGCTCCTAGATCCGGAGAATCTCATTACGGTGTCTCTTGACACCCACAATGCGATTCACTACGGAACACTGGAGACCTCCCGGTTCGTCGGTCATGTCCGAACGGAAGGAGATACAATTCTATGGTAGCTGTACTCCAAAGCGTAAAGGACTATCTCGGTATCGAGGAAGATGACCCGTCATTCGACGGCGCCATCACTGCCCATATCGACGTCTCGATATTCACGCTCGGTCAGATCCTGTCCGAGACTCCGGAATACACCGCCGATACGGATTCGGAATCGATTCCGAAAGAAGTCCTCATGTACATCAAGCTTAGTACCAAGCTGCTCTTCGATCCGTCGGCTTCGGCTACGGTACAGGACGCTATTACTAAGGCTAAGAACGAACTCGAATGGAGGATGAGCGTTGACACACCCATACGATAACTCTCTCGCCCATTTCGGCGTTAAGGGTATGCGTTGGGGCGTTCGACGAGATCCCGGTCGAGGTGTCGTGGTTCGAAACAATCCATATCAGAGCCGAAAGCAAGAGGCTCGTAGTATGTCGAACCAGGAGCTCCAGAACCGGATCGCCCGAGCGAACCTAGAGCGCCAGTACCTGGCACTTGCGCCCCAATCGGCATCCAAGCGGATCGCCAGCAAGTTCAAGCAAAGCTTCGAGGATGGGTTGATTAAGAAGGGTGCAACCATGGCGATCAATAGCGCCTTCATGGGAGCAGACTTCGCGTTCAACCGCATCAAGGATCCCGAGTCTTCAATGTTCCTTAAGAAGGGAGAATCGATCTACAATGTATGGTCCCAGATTCGACCCAAGTGATTCCCTCGCCCATTTTGGCGTTAAGGGTATGCGCTGGGGTGTCCGAAAGGACCCCGTGCGCGAGGCGGCCCGCAAGGCCGGTTACCAGGCGGCCAAGGAGCGTCACCACGCTGTCGACCCTCAGCGGCTGACTTCCCACAAGAAGCGAATTCGTAAGATCAACGAATCCAACGAGACGCTCAACTACTACAAGAACCACCAGAACCACGAGGACTTCCTGAAGGGGTACCGTGACTACGCGGTGAAGGCGGTTCACGTCTACACCGGCACGGGCATTCGGATGCCTAAGAACGAACCTCGAACCCGAGAGTACGCTCAGCAGTTCCTCGACCAGGCGGTCAACGCATACGAGCGCCAGTTCCAGACGGCGGTTGGAAACCTTCAGTAACCATCATGCTGTCCAATACAGAAACTCCGAAATACTATGCGGAGTTCCGTGACGCAGTAATCCGAGGAGACATTCCTGTCTGTCAGGAGGTCTCTAAGGAGATGAATAGGATCGATCAGCTGATCGAGAATCCTCGATACTATTACGATAGTACCGCCATTGATGGGTTCATCGCTTATTGCGAAGCGGAACTCACTCTGACCGATGGTTCCCCAGTTAAGATGCTCCCATCTTTCAAACTGTGGGCGGAGTCGCTTCTGTCATGGTTCTACTTCGAAGAACTTTCAGTATACGAGCCTTACGAAGACGGACATGGCGGACGCTATGTCACCAAGCGTATCAAGAAGCGACTCGTTAACAAGCAATACCTGATCGTGGCTCGAGGTTCGGCTAAGTCAATGTACGCTGCGTTCCTGCACGCGTACTTTCTCAACATAGACTCGTCCTCGACTCACCAGATTGCAACAGCCCCAACAATGGCCCAGGCTGAAGAGACATTGTCTCCGATCCGAACAGCTGTCGCGAGAACACCGGGGCCCCTGTTCAAATTCCTCACGGTAGGTTCTCTGCAAAACACCACCGGCAACCGGGCAATGCGTCAGCAGCTTGCGTCCACCAAGAAGGGTGTTGAGAACTTTCTGAATGGATCTCTCATCGAGGTCCGTCCTATGAGGATCGACAAGCTTCAGGGCCTAAGAACAAAGATCAACACCGTCGATGAATGGCTTTCCGGCGACGTTCGAGAGGATGTCGTTGGTGCTCTAGAGCAGGGCGCGTCCAAGATCGACGACTGGTTGATCGTTGCTATCTCCTCCGAGGGTACCGTTCGTAACTCGGTTGGTGACAGCATCAAAATGGAACTCGCAAAGATCCTAAAGGGCGAGTACTACGACCCTCACACGTCTATCTGGCATTACCGTTTGGATGATGTGAGTGAAGTAGGCAATCCCGACATGTGGATGAAGGCTCAGCCAAACATCGGAAGGACCGTATCGTACGAGACATATCAGCGCGACGTGAATCGTGCCGAGAATGTCCCTGAAGCTAGGAACGACATCCTTGCTAAGCGATTTGGTATCCCGATGGAAGGCTACACATACTTCTTCACCTATCAGGAGACGCTACCCCATCGCCAACGAGAGTTCTGGGGAATGCCATGTGCTATGGGTCTCGACCTTTCACAGGGTGATGACTTCTGCGCATTCACATTCCTCTTCCCTCTAACGTCTGATAGCTTCGGTGTCAAGACTAGATGCTACATCTCGTCGAGAACCCACCTAAAACTGCCGGGCGCAGCTAGAGAGAAGTACGAACACTTCATTCGCGAAGGATCTCTTCGAGTCCTTGATGGTACAATCCTAGACATGATGGAAGTCTATGACGACGTCGTTTCGTTCATCGAGGAGAACGAGTATGATGTTCGTGCTGTAGGCTTCGACCCGTACAACGCTAAAGACTTCATCATGCGATGGGGTACCGAACACGGCGAGTATGGAATTGTTAAGGTCATCCAGGGCGCCAAAACCGAGTCGGTTCCTCTTGGCGAGCTGAAAGCCCTCGCTCAAGACAGGCATCTGCATTTCGATCAAGAACTCATGTCCTACGCCATGGGTAATTCCATCGTCATGTCGGATACAAACGGCAACCGTAAGCTGTACAAGAAGCGCGCCGATCAAAAGATCGATGCGGTCGCGGCTATGATGGACGCTCTTGTGGCGTACAAACAGAATCGCGACGAATTCGAATAGAAAGGAGGTGACATGGGTCGTCTCGCACACGCATGGAATGCTTTCATGAATCCGGAGGTAAAACAATCCCCGTTTAACGTGGAATTGCGGTCTAGTACCCCGATGGATCGATCGCCGCTTCGGTATATCCCTCAGTCGAACATCATCGACACCATTTTCAACCAAATTGCGGTTGATGTGGCCAAGATCAGTATTCGACATGTCCGATGCGCAATCGATAAGACATATATCGAAGACCTTCCGACAGGTCTTAATGACTGTCTTACGGTTGCACCGAACATGGATCAGACTCCTCGGTCATTCATGCAGGACCTATGTCTTACGATCCTCGAAGAAGGCGTCGCTGCGATAGTCCCCACGGATTATTCGAAGGCTCCTGTAGGCACCAATTCATATGACGTATACAATCTGAGAGTTGGTAGGATTACCCAGTTCAAGACGTCCTCGCTCATTGTAGATGTCTATAATGAGAAGACTGGACGACGAGAACCGGTCGAACTTCCTAAGCGTCTCGTGGCGGTCGTTCAGAATCCGCTGGCATCGATCACCTCTAGTCGAGGATCCCTAGCTTCCAGGCTCAGTTCCAAGCTCCGGATCCTGGATAACATTGACAACGCTGCTGCAGGTAAGAAACTAGACCTTATCGTACAGCTCCCATACACCGTTCGAACCGAACGACGTAAGGAAGAAGCTGAAAAGCGGATGAAGGACGTCGAACGTCAGCTGTCCAATGGACAATTCGGCATCGCCTATATGGATGCTGCCGAAAAGTTCACTCAGCTGAACCGTCCGGCGGAGAACAACTTGCTCGAACAGATCAAGTATCTGACGCAGCAGTTGTACAACACTCTCGGAATGCCTGAAGCAGTGTTCAATGGTACTGCCGATGAGCAGACCATGCTTAACTACTACAACCGCACAATCGAACCAATCGTCGCGGAGATTACGTTGAGCATGGCCAAGACGTTCATCACCAAGACGGCGCGAACTCAGGGTCAAACCGTGGATTACTTCCGCGACCCGTTCCAGAACGTGTCGATCGCCAAGGTATCGGAGATCGCACAGGCCATGGTCACCACTCAGATCATGACCCCCAACGAGGTACGATCTTATCTGGGTCTGCCTCGAAGCGAAGAGCCAGTCGGCGACTCGCTAAGCAACCCGAACATCAACCCTATGGGTGATGCTTCTATGGCACCGCCCGAAGAACCAACCGAAGAGGAAGAAAATGACGGATTCGACGTTTGATTTCTCCGGGTGGGCGACCAAGAACGATATTCGGTGCAGTGACGGGCGAACTATTCGCCACAACGCATTCGCAGACAACGACGGTGACGTGGTCCCTCTTGTCTGGCAGCACGGTCACAACGACACCAACAACGTTCTTGGCCACGTCCGACTGGAAAACCGAGCCGAAGGCGTTTACGCTTACGGCTATTTCAACGACACCCCCGCTGCAAACAATGCTCGGGAGCTGCTCAAGCATGGTGATGTCGACTCTATGTCGATCTATGCCAACAACCTCACCCAGAGTGGTGGGGATGTCCAGCACGGCAACATCGTCGAGGTTTCTCTGGTCTTGTCCGGCGCTAATCCCGGCGCCAAGATCGAAAACATCGCTCTCGCCCATGGCGACGGCACCTACGAAGCAACGGATGAGGCGTATATTATGACCGGCGAACACCTCGCACACGCAGACACCCCCGAGAAGCCAGCTGACAAGCCGGCTGACAAGACCGAGAGAACTTCCGAAGGCAAGACGATTAAGGACATCGTCGAGTCGATGAACAACGATCAGAAGGAAGTTCTCTATTTCCTCATCGCCAAGGCCGCTGAGGGAGAAATGAAGCCCGACACCGATTCGGAGCCCAACAAGGAAGGAGCCCCCGTGGCACACGCAAACATCTTCGAGAACGATGGTACGCCCAACGAGGGCGATACCCTGTATCACTCCACCATCGACACCGCCTTCAAGGATGCTGTCCGCACTAAGGCCAACTCCATGCGAGATGTCTTCATGACGATCGCTGAGTCCAACGGCCTCTCGCACGCCGACATCGCTCACGCCGAGAAGACCTACGGTATTTCCAACATCGACCTTCTGTTCCCCGACGCCAAGAACCTCGACGTCCCGCCGGCCTTCATCG